GAATCCAAGATTATCTTCAATGGATTTGAGGAGCCAACTACATTCGTTAGTGCTGGTGAGCTGACTACTGGCGTAGACATGAGTGTATGGCTAGCCGCTGCCACCGTTCCCGTTGCAGTGCAAAACGGAGATGGTGTTATTAGCAATGCTCAGTCATTCGTATTTCAAGATGTGGCTGCAATGTCAACGCAGAAAGCACCAGCGCTCAAAGAGTCTCTGAAACCAGTAGTAACTTTGCCACATGCTTCAGTTCCACCAGTAAAGAAGTAGATCATGCCAATAGAACAGCTACCCATTGGTCCACCCACTACGATGATAGCTAACGTAGTGTATGCACTACCACCAGTTAGTGTGACTCTGTATACTGATGCAGCGGCACCCACGATAACTCAATCTGGGACATCTGCTTTCACCCTGAGTACAGCAGTCACATTAACTGGTGGTCAGGCATCATTAAATGGTGGATTTGCTAAGGCTACAGCTAATACTCTAGTTATCTTAAAGAGAAGCTGATGAAACTTTATCTAATTATTATAATTGCCGCGTTAGCGGCAGGGTGTGAGCAGACATTTAATTTAACTACACCACAGTCACCTACTAGTCCAACAGGACCGAGTATCACAGTGACGAATACGAATACTAATACGAATACTAATAATCCAGATAGAACAGGATCAGATGTAGGAAGCAATCCAACTCCATCTGATCCTCCTAGCACTGGCGTTATTCCATTACCTGATTACGGTGAAGCTGTAGTACGAAGCGTAGCTAATACAAATCCTACTCTCTTAGCTAATAGCTGCCAGGAGAAATATGGTGAGAGTGCTTGGGCTTTCTTAGATTTAGCTATTCATACATTGCAAGTTAGAGATACCCGATGGGGCTATCTGTGCAAGAATGCTGAATGCTCAGCAATAGCTAGAGACATAGTTGCTTACAGAGCCTCATCGGGTAACACAGGCATTTGGATAGTAGATGTAATAGGTAATCATTGTCCACTAGTCGGTGAGATTCCAGAAGTTAGATGGGGAGTTCTACCATTTGAAACAGTTAGACCTTACACTGGAATGAGACACTAATGAAACTTGGTCATTGGTTTCATCACCTGTTCAATCCTCATTGTGTTGACTGTGAACATCTGGAGCAGGAACATAAAGTTTGTCAATCTTGTGAAACTCTCAAGATGCAACTGTCAATAGCTAATATTGAAAAGAAGCAACTATTAGATTCAATACTGTCATTCACTAAACCTACTGTTCAGTCAGTAACTCAAATCAGACCAGAAGATGTGCAGCCTAAGATAATGACTTGGAACGTAAGGAAGCAGATGTTAGAGGCTGAAGATAGAAAGACTGCTTCTCTTATGAAAGATAAAGAAAAGATTCAACGTCAAATTGATGAATTGGAAAAGGAAGTTGGAATAGAAAAGGAGAACGAGAATGCTAGCTCCATCTGACGGTGTGATGAAGAAGATTTATAGCCCAAGCTCCATGAAGAAGTCTGCTAAGAAACCTGAGATGGAGAACGGCAAGAAGCAGAAGAGTATTGAGCCTAGTAAATTCGGTAAGAAGTAAGAGGAACAAATGCTTACACTAATTCTAATTCTAGCTGCGGTTGGTTTTGTAGTGTATTTAATAACTACTTACATTCCAATGGCTGAACCATTTAAGCTGGTAATCTACGCTATCGCTGCTATTGCATGTATCTTTGCTGTAATGCGTGCATTTGGCATATCAGATATTCCACTTACAAGGTAGCCCATGTTGATGACGACAGAAGCTGATGACAAATCGGTGACTACAGATGACGAAATAAGCTGATGAAAACAGATAAGAGAATCCAAGATCTCCTGAAGCAAGTAGCTGATCACTTCGATCAGGAAGATAGAGCTGTCAGAGAAAGACAACTACGTGACTGGCGTAGGCTCAAATTGCTTTGGGAAGGATTCACAAGAATCTGGTATTCTGAAGTTGCTCATGATTGGAGAATTTGGGATGAGAACGTAGTTAACAGTGATACGGACCAAGAATTCTACGACAAACCTATCAACGTATTCAGAGCATATCTTGAAAGTATAATTGCTGCTCTTTCAGTCACAGTTCCAGGAATTAAGTGTTACCCTGACGACGCTGAAAATCCTCTTGATTTGATGACAGCTAAAGCTGGAGATAAGATTGGGCTTCTTATCTTTAGACATAATGACGCTCCACTGTTATTCCTTCATGCACTGTACATTGTTGTAACAGAAGGAATGGTAGCTTGTTACAGCTATCCAAAAGAAGATGAGAAGTACGGAACTTTTAAGGAAGATCAGTATGAGGATCAAACTGAAGAAGCATATGTTTGCCCATACTGCAACGCTCAGTTAGTTGATGAGATGTTTCTCGATAGGCTAGAAGATGAATACATGCCAAGTGAGGAATCAGCTCTTTTGCATGATGTGATTGTAAATCAGGGAAAGAAGATGTGTCCTCAGTGTGCATCTCTTCTAGATCCTAATTTACAGAAGTCACAGTTTACTGTTTCGAGATTGGTTGGAACTACCAACAAGCCCAAGTCTCGGATTTGCTTAGAGTGTTATGGTGGAACATACGTTAAGGTTCCATCCTACGCGAGACGGCAAGAAGATATTCCGTATTTGATATTCTCATATGAGACTCATTATTCCAACGTATTAGCAAGGTATCCTGACTTAAGGAAAGATTTCAGTGCTAGTGGTAAGAGCGGCATCGTAGCTGGAGGATTGTACGAACCATATGAACAGTGGGCAAGGCTTAGTCCGCAATACAGAGGTGAATATCCGATTAACAACGTTACTGTTCGTAATTGCTGGCTGCGTCCATCAGCATTTGAAATACTCCCTGAGGAAGATGCCGCTCTGCTTAAGAAGAAATACCCTGACGGAGCCAAGATCGTACTGATTAACGACTTGTACGCTGATGACGAGAACGAAAGCCTTGATGATTGCTGGACAATCATGCAAGATCCAATGGCTGATTACATTCATAAACGGCCAATGGGTTCTCTTCTTGTGAATGTACAAGAGATCACTTCGGATATTATATCATTGGTTCTTCAGACGATTGAACATGGTATCAGCCAGACATTTGCTGATCCATCAACATTAAACTTTGAACAGTATCGTCAGACAGAGGTAATACCTGGTGGCGTTTATCCAGCAACGGCTAAGAGCGGCAAGTCTTTGGGTGATGGATTCTTTGAGACTAAAACAGCCACATTGAGTTCAGAAGTCTTGCCGTTCTTTCAACAAGTACAGCAGCTAGGCCAAATGGCATCTGGCGCATTGCCATCCTTATTCGGTGGACAGATAGAAGGTTCAAAGACAGCTTCTGAATATTCAATGTCTAGAGCACAGGCATTGCAGAGGCTTCAGAATACATGGCGAATGGTTACGTTCTGGTGGAAGAATATCTACGGAAAAGCCATTCCTATGTATATCAAAGAAATGAAGGAAGATGAAAGATCAGTTGAAGTAGATGAGAGAGGCAACTTCATAAACGTCTTTGTTAGAATCGCTGAGCTAGAAGGTAAAATTGGTAGAATCGAACTAGAGTCGAATGAGAATCTACCAATTACCTGGTCACAGCGTAAAGACGTTTATATGAAATTGCTTGAGATTCAAAATCCATTAATTATAGAAGGTCTTACTGCACCTGAAAATCTGAAGAATCTTGCAGAAGCTATTGGACTTGGTGACTTTGTTATTCCTGGTCAGAATGATGTAGATAAGCAACTAGAAGAAATCATGATTCTAGTTAATTCTGAACCAATCGTACAGCCTCCAAGCGATGAAGATATAGTAATGGCTATGCAAAGTGGTCAAGAGCCGCAGCCTATCGAGTTACCATCTGTTGAAATTGACTACGATATAGACAAGCACGATTTAGAAGCTGAAATTTGCAGAAGCCACCTTGTCTCTCCTGCTGGACGACTAGAAAAGACTGAGAATCCAGCAGGTTACAAGAACGTATTGCTGCATATGAAAGCTCATCTTGATGCCTCTAAACAGAAAGCATTGGAAGAGATGCAAATGCAAATGGCTGCTCAAGTCGAGACAGCTAAGATGGCAGAACCTGGAGGCTCCAATCAACCATTAACGGAGAATGCAAATGTCAACACTGAGTCCTGATTCAACTGGTACTACTGTAGAAGATAAAGCTTTAGATAAAGAATCTGTTATTGAGATTCTTGGCGAAGATGAAAAAGAACAAGAAGTTATTGAATTGGAAGGCGATAGTAAGAAAGGCGATAAAGATAAGAAGGAAAAGACTGACGGAAGAGGAAAAGGCGACAAGGGAGATGATAAGGCTGATTCTGAGGGAGATAAAGAATCAGAAGATGAAGAATTTGACATTGACGAAGATGAAGATGCAGAATCCCTAATAAATATTCCAAGTAGGAAAGAAATTCTTACTAAGTATCCTGCTCTATTCAAGGACTTTCCTCAACTTGAACGATCATTTTATCGTGAACAGAAGTACGCTGAGATATTACCAACGATTGAAGATGCGAAAACGGCTGTTGAGAAATCAGAGACTCTTGATAAATATGAACAAGAGATTATGTCTGGTTCGACTGAATCTCTCCTTTCGTCCGTCAGAGATAATGATAAAGAGGCATTTGCTAAGGTTGTAGATAATTATCTTCCAACTCTTTATAAAGTAGATCAACATTCATACTTTCATACCATCGGGAATATCATTAAGCACACGATCATATCAATGGTTCGGGATGGGAAAGAGCAGAGCGATGAGGATCTGGGAACGGCTGCGTCTATTCTTAACAAATACATCTTTGGTACAGACAAATTCATTCACCCCCAGAAACTCTCAAAAGAAGATATTACAGATGAGACTAAACAAAAAGAGGAAGAATTATCTAGTAAAGAAAGAAAGTTTGTAGAGAAGCAATATACAATAGCTAAGGATGATCTTAGCTCTAGAGTTGATAATATTTTGAAATCTAGTGTAGATAAAGCTATTGATCCAAATGATTCAATGACTGATTACGTCAAGAACCATGCAATTCGTGAGGTTCTTGAAGGACTCGAAAGTCAGATTCTGAAAGATAATAGATTTAGAGGTATTTATGATAAGCTCTGGGAAAGAGCGGCAGAGAATGATTTCGATAAAGAGTCGATGGACAAGATCAAATCTGCCTATTTGTCCAAGGCAAAGACTCTTTTACCTGGTCTTGTTAAGAAATCAAGACAGGAAGCATTAAGAAGCCGTAAGGCTGGTACTGATGAAAGAGATAAGAAGGGACCAATACCTGTTGGCAAAATCAGGTCATCCGCGACCCCTGCTAGCGGAAGAGCCAATAGTAATGGTGCAAGCAAAATACCACGAGGAATGACAACTCTAGATTTCCTTAGTTCAGATGACTAGCAGGGAGAGAAATTATGGCATTTGTTGAATCTCAAGTTACGGCTTTGGAACTCGAAAGAGTTATTCCAAAGATCCGTACACTGTTTGAGAGGGATGATAAATTCTACTCAAACATCAAGAAGCGTGACGTAGAGAAGATTTCCAATCGTCAGATGCGTGTTCCTCTTGAACTGCGTCCTGGTGGAAGTTTTCAATACTTCAATCCGGATGGTGGTGATATGGGCCGCGGTGGTGGTCCGACGTTTGATAAAGCTGTGCTTACCTGCGTATTCGTTAGCGAGAATATCGAATACACCAAGCTGGCACAGTGGGCTACTGACGATGATCGCAAATCAATCGTCAATGGCGTACGTCGGTTGACTGCTACAGCACTAGACGAGCTTCGTCGTCAGCTTGATAGCCAGATGATGCAAGCTGGTGATGGTGTCATCGGTACTGCTACGGTATACACGGTAGGTACTCCTGCTGGATCTGATACCGTCACGCTAACTACTGATGGATTCGGTGCAAGGCTGATGAGATTTGGACAAACTGTTCAAGTCTTTGATGCTACTCTTGTAACAAACAAAGGTAGCGCGCTGATTACATTCTTGGACGTTGAGAACAAGGTGATTCAGCTCACTCCTTCTATTCCTGGTGGATTGGCTACGGATAAGATCGTCGTAGCTGGTATTTCCACTCCTACCTCTCTTCCTGCGTTGTATGGTGTTCCCTACCACCATTCAAATGCTAGCACTGGCACATGGCTTGGATTCAGCAGGAGCACCACTCCTGAGATTCGAGCAAATCGAGTCAATGGACTTGGTGCCGCTCTCACGCTGCCTTTGCCACGCTTGGCACTAAACAAGATTGGCAATCGTCTTGGTATTGATAATGACTTCTCACCTACTGCATGGATGCATCCATGTCAAAAGGCATCTTACGAGGAGATTGGTCAACTCGTAAGCATTATCAACAAGAAGCCTACCGAAGAAGGCTTGAACATGTATTTCGGTGATAACATGCAGTTGGCTGGTGCGCCAATCAAATGCAGTTATAACTGGGATAAGACACGAATCGACTTCGTTACCGATTCTGTCTGGGGTCGTGGTGAGATTCTTCCAATCGGGTTCTACACTACGGATGGACGTAATATCTTTGAAATCCGTGGTGCTTCAGGTGGCGTAGCTACGGCCGAAATCTTCTACATGGTCGTAGGTATGCAGACGTTCGTTTCAAATCCTGCTGGTTGCAGCTACATTGACAACCTTGCAGTTCTGTCTGGTTACTAACAAGTAATCAGATAACTAAGTAAGAAGAGGGAGAAACAATGGCACCTGAATCTGATTGGCAAAGATATACACCGTGGGGTGCTCCATCGACAACGATGGCTTCGGCTGCTGCACTCACGCCCGGACCTGGATTGACGGTACTTACAGGTAACGTAGCTATTACCTCTATTGTACCACCTATGACCAGCCCACACATTCTCTGCATCGTGTTTGCTGGTACGGCAGGTATCACGGCGGGAAATAACATCGGTAACACTAAAGCATCGGTAGCTGGTGAAGCAATGCTTTTGGTGTACAACACGATGACGGGCAAGTATCACGCGATCGGTTAGTTAATTCATCTCTTAGGTGGAGGAGGTAGAGATGATACCAGGAAGAGTAAGTCGATTAGTAGAAGGTGCTCCAATAGCATCTGCTGCTACTATTACACTTCGAGATGGCGAAGTGTTTAGAATCACCGGTTCTACAGCCATCAATACAATCAATCCGCCGCTCGGAGGTAGGATGAATCAAACAGTTTGGTTGATTCCTACTGATGGTGCGGTGACTCTCGGAACTTCAGGCAATATCCTAGTTGGTATTGCTATGGCTCAGAACCGTATCACTTCACTAGTGTATCTTAGCATCACTGGTAAGTGGTACATTGAGAGCGGCGTTTAGCTAGCGAGAAGGAGCCAGGCTATCATCATGCAGTCTGGCTCCTAACTTTATATGGAACTTACTACATCAATCGAAACTATTAACAGGCAGCTCATAGACTTCTATGGCATTGACACCGTTACTGGTCAAGCAATGTGGAGAGTTGTCTGGAGTGAAGATCAATTTGAACATCGTCGTGGAGTCTATGAGGACTTCTCTGATGCTGGACTATATCTTAGGACAGTAGAAGAAGTTAGATACGTCCCAAAGTATAGACAGTGGATTAAAGAAAAGTATGTCCTTGAACGGCTCGTTGTTGTTCCAGAAGTTAACATTGCTGAACTACCAGCAGCAAAGATAAGTTACGAACCGCTATATGCATTTGAGACTGAACACGGTAAATATCTTCCTCCAAGAATTGATGCTTGCCAATTCGTCATCAATACTGTGTTAGCGGCACAAGGTAAAGGTTCTCTAGCTAAATACAAAGATCCACTGTCGGGAGTAACTCAAGAAGAACAGTTGGCTATTAAGAATCAAGAAATTGATATTCTTCAAGCTGAACTCTTTGGTAATGAAACGAATGTTGGTGATGCTTTAGCTCATCATTCAGGAGTTTCTGTTCCACACAATTACAAGAAGGAGAATTAGATGCCTGGCTTTCCGCTTATGTCAGAATTGAAGAGGCGAACTGTCGCAGCACCAGTTAATGCGATGGATAAGTCTACGATAGTGTCGATATTCCCAAAACATATTCTTGAGAAGAAACCTACAATTCAACCTGGTATATTTGAAATTAAACCAGGTAGCTATCTTTCTCCATCCATTCTCGTAGTTGGTTCAAGCTCTTGGTGGAAAGAGATTGACGAGAATCAGCCACTACTTGAAATTCCACATTCTTCTGTTGTAGTTGCTGACAGCATAATCAAAGATTACTGTAATGGTATAGTAGCCTGTGATATGGCTGACAATATGCCTGGTCTGTTCTACATCCCTGGAACATTTACTGTTGATGATATTAAGAAGCTTCACAGAGCTGAACTTGATATTGCTAACTTCAAACAGCGTAATTGGTTTACCGCTTTGGTCAAGATGGCTGATGCTTTGTGGGCAAGGAGCGGTGGTAATTCGTTGTCAATCTCAGATGAGATGAAGATAGCCGCTAGAGAGCTGAATCTCGTAAATAAGGAGTGGCTGAAAGATTATCAGACAATGGATTTGATTCGCTGCGTTGCTTGTGGTCACTTGAAGAATCCTCTCTATCCGATCTGTTCAAATTGTAAGGCTGTCTCCGATCCAGTTAAAGCCAAAGAACTTGGCTTAACGTTTATACAGTAGGAGCTTATGAGCAGCACAT